GCCGAGAACTTCAAGGAGGAGCTGTGGCCGAAGTTTCTGGACATCAAGACGTATCAGTACACGCGCGAAGAGGTTCTCAAGCTCAAGGACTTGTGCGAACGGCGAGTGGTCGAGAGGGACGCGCTCAAAAACACGAGCGTGTCCCAGATGTGGAAAAATAACCTGAGTGAGTTGTAGAATGGCCGAGAAGGTCTGGCAAAACGTCACTCGGCTCGAACAACAAGATCAGGCTTCTGTATTCAACCTCTACTCTGCTGCAGCATTTGAAGAGAATCTAGAGCCGACACTCATATCCGTAAACCCAGTAGATGTGAGTGGGTTCTATAACGTGACCGGACCGTCGGAGATTACATTTTATGTTACGACCGAGTGGCCAAATATGCCGATTGGAGAGGGATGGACCGGCGACGGGTTTTTGGGAATTATGGGGCAGATTCAGATTACTGGGGCGACGAACAAGCCCGGTCCTGGTTTCCTGTGGTCATTCACTCTCCAGACAGACACTGACCAAAGTATTCAGGGGACGCAACAGTCAATTGCCTCGACTCTTTATCCGCCCAGTAAGATTCAGTACACGAATAAGAAGACGAAGGTGCCACTGTTTGGATACTATAACGTCACGGGTGGCGTTACGACGTTTTATTTTACGGCGCCACCTCCCCAAAATATCGCGAACGGGTGGGTCATCACGGGCCTTCCGACCATAAGCGTACCGATGATAATCACGTCCTATTCAGAGGGTTACATCCTCCAGACGGTAGATGGCTCCGTACCGGCTGACACCATGGCTGACGTGTACGTCTCGGGCGTCCCGGCTCTTCTCAAAGAACCCACATTTTCTACAATATTCGCCCCCGGAAAATTCACAAGTTTTCAGAAGACCCCGAAACCCCTCTCGGATCTGCCACCTGTCACCATGCCTTCCTCAATTTCAATCGGGAATTACCCTGAACAGAGGGACCTGAACTCGAACACGGCATGGAATGCCGAGCCGTCCCTAGAAATATTTCCACAGAGTGAGTACAAAGAGTCAAAGGGGGAGGGGTTCAGTTCTGGGTCGATCCTGGCACTTCAGGCGATTGGTCCTCAGGAGAAGTACCTTTTGACGGACGACCTCACCAAGTCTCAATGGAACCCTGCATTCAAGAGATATTCCAACTTTGTCATGTACCAAAAGAACTATCAGTTCCCTCCACCCAGCCCATATTATCAGGGTCAGGTGGTCCAGATTGAGCTCCGTCCGACCGAGTTGGGTCATCTGCTCTCGAACATGTACTTGAGTGTGACCCTCCCGGCCCTTCCCGGAACGGCTCAGTATACCGACCACGTCGGCCGTGCGCTCATAAAGCAGGTTGACCTCCTGGTGAACGAGACGATCGTCGAGACTCTCTACGACGACTGGTACGTCATGCGGGACCAGCTCTTCCTGGACGCAGACGAGCAACTCGGCATTTATGCAGCCATCGGTGGGTCGAACATCAACTCGCAGGTTCAGCAGAATATCACAATTCCTCTTGATTTCTTCTTTTGCCGTCGCCATTCCCACAACAACAGGGGACGCGAGCGCCTCCGTCGGCCGTACTTTCCAGTCTGCGCCATGTGGAACCAACGGCTGTACGTGCGAGTCACGTTCAATCCCAACACCTGGTGGTGCAACGCCCCCGTCGCGAACAACACAGACATCTATCCGGTCGGTACGACCCTCTGGCCAAACCTCATCACCGAGGAGATCCTCTTGGAGAATGCAGAGAAGCTTTATTACACAAACACACCACTCAAATACATCGTGAACCGCGTCCAGAAGGAGGCAGCCCTGACATTTAATACGCAGACGATTCAGCTTCAGTTTTCGGCCAGCTATCCAGTTCAGATGCTCGCATGGTTTTTCAGAAACAAAAACTACGAGACGACGACCGATGGTCGCTACTACAACTCGAGGTACTCTTACGGCTACACGACCCAGTACATCCAGACGGGCATCGAACTCCAGTTTCCTTCGGGCAATTCTAATTTCGTCGACGTGATTGATAATGCGAAAATTACATTAAATAACATTGACATTCTCAGTACTTTCCAAGGGTCCCTATACTATTCATTCAAACAGCCTATAGAGCATGCGTTGTCTATTCCATCCAAGAACATCTACACGTACTCATTCGGGCTCACTCCGAAAGAGTACAATCAGGGGGGTTACTTGAACTTTTCAAAATTGACATATCAGACCTCCTACTTACAGCTCACCTTCCTCCCGGATTACACGAACCAAATTATTCAAGGGTACAACCTGTATTTATACTATTATGGATACACGATGCTTCAGTTTCAGGGAGGCTTCGCTTCCCTTCCATTCCTTTGAGGGAGTCAATGATACCGTTCATCAAACACCATTTTAGAAAATTCAATTGCCCGACCGTCGTCGAGAGTCCTTGGAACTCGATGCGCTCCGTGCGACAGAAAGGATCGAAAAGCTTTTTACTGTACCCGTCTAGACTCGACTTGTAGGCGACGTGTACCGTAAACATCTTCCCGTTCGGGGCCGTATATGTCACATGGTTATTCTTCGAGTAGTTTGTCACGAACCACTCAATCTTGCGAAGGGAAGGGCCACCCCCTTTGTCGCCCAGGATGACGTGCAACTTCTGCTTGTTTTCAGACTCGTCAAAGAACTTTGTCAAACTTGCGAGGAGGAAAGTTTCCTTCGACATGTTTGAAAAGCGCCGGACGTTTTTAAGGCTCTTCAATTTTGAAAGAGAATTGAAGAGTCTTATGAAGTTGCGCGACGCACGGGCGGTCTTCGACCGCCCGGGAGGTCATTCCCACGGCGCCTTGACCCTCTCGACCACCTTTGGAGCCGGCGGAGGCGCCTGACACTGGTGAAATTTGCAGTAGCCGTTCGTTTGTGGGTTCTTCAGACACCTCTTGTGGCTCTTGAGGATGCCTCGACAAAACGCATCCTCTAGGCCGGCCGTGTCTCGTATGAGCCGTTCGAGTGGAATGTCGTACGTCTTGGAGACGACCTCAAGGGCCAGGGCCATTCGAAGCCCGACCCTTCGGGTCACCTCCTCTTCTATGAGCGTCAGAATCTGTTGCTCCATACCTAAGTAGGACCCTGAGCTTTTAAGGCGAAGCGGGCCAGGAACGCCCTCTTTGCCTCCACCTCCACCGTGCTCGTCGTCTTGACCATGAATTTCTTGTCAAAGATGAGGTCCGCACTCACCAAGGGGTCCAGAAGGTCCTGGACTGGCTTTTTGAACTGGTTCGTGAAATAGTACTGATAGTCCAAAGGGACGTGATGGTCCCGGGCCCACACCGGGTCCTCCGCCTTTTCGAACATTCGCCCAGGTCCCTTTACAATCACAAACGGCACACGGTCACCCTGCTGTGGCTCTGATCCGGGCGCACGCGCCTTGATCTTATCTCGTACGGCCACGTGAGGCATCGGGACTTTGTATTCAGAAGCCAACTGCTTAGACATCAAGAGCCTTTCGGGCTCTACACGCCCCTCCATAAGCCCCCTGGCAGCCTCGCGCGCCAGGTCTATCGCCGGCCTCGGGTCGCTCGACTCGAGGATGAGGTCCAGCAACTTCTTGAGAGTCTCGCGGACGTACGGACAGCTGTCACGCCGAACAACCTGGAGACCCTTGACGTCAATCTTTTTGAAAGAGACTTTCCCGTCCCGCCCCTTCTCGTACATCCGCGCCGCGTAGCGCTTCTTGCTGTAGAGCACGTAGGGGAAATAAATCTTCTCAAGCTCCAGATCATTCGGCGCCTTGAAGAGCTTCGTGCACTGCTCGGCCGCTTGTTCCCCGAGCTCCCAACTGTAATCGAGCGCCTCTTGGCCCTTGCGACCCTGCACATCAAACTCGACCATGACTGAGTCCGTGTCACCGTACCTCACCTTCGCGCCTGGGAAGTTTGCCTCGACGTAATTCTTCGTCTCTTCGATCATCTGGCGACCTCGCATAGTAACGGTCGACGCAATCGCCACGAGAGGAAGCATACCCTTCGACGCCCCCGTAAACCCATAAATAGAATTCATAGAGATCTTGTACGCAAGTTGCTGACCGTTATAGACAGCCTCCATTGGGGTCCCCTCCGCCTGCGCCATCAGCTTCTTCGCCTTTTTGCGAAAAGCCTTGAGGTCTGCGAGGATCGTGGGGAGAAGGGAAACCACCCCCTGCGCGAACCGAAACTCGCCAAACTGCTCGTACTCCACACCCGGCAAGTTGTCGTACTTCGGGTTCATAACCAGCGTCGAGTAGCACAAGTTGTGGGCGCACATGATGCTCGGATACAGGGAAGCGAAATCGAGCGCA